TGGAAAATATGATTACTAGTGTAGCAATTTACAATGCAGATGGTAGCAAAGCAAAATATGGAGTAGATGAACATGACGAGGTCGTAAATACTATAACATTAGAAGATACAGACTTAAACAGATTTGGCAATATACAAGAAAGCATGACTATGGATGAAAATGGAGATATATCTAAAGCAAAGAATGAAGCCAAACAATTATTGCAAAAGAAATCTATTCCAAGCAAAGAGCTTGAAGTAATTTGTTTGGGAGATATAGATTATAGGGTTGCATATTGTGTAATGGTAAAAATACCTGGCACTAAATACTATGATGTATTTATGTATATATTAAGTTCTGAATGGATTTGGAATAAAGATGGAACATTTATAAGTAAATTAACATTATCTCCAAGCAAACACCATGATTTAATAGAATTTAAGGACATTGAAGAAAAACAAGATGATGAATCAAATTCAAAAGAAGGTACAGTAAGTGATTTAGTAAATAGAATTTTAGAAGAACTTAAAAAGCATTTGGGTTTACCATATTTATATGGTGGGAAAGCACCATCTTATGGTGGTATGGATTGTAGTGGCTATATTGCTTATGTATATAATCAATTCTCGAATGAGTTGGAAGTAACGTCTAACTCTCATACATTAACATCTCAAACATATGCAATGATGAATGAAGGAAAAGATGTTACTAAAGATTTTCCAGATAATTTAAAAGAATGTGATATTGTATTCCCTCACGCAGGACATGTTCAAGCCTATATAGGAGATGGAAAAGTAATACATTCTCCACAAACTGGTGATGTTATTAAAATATCTGATTTAGATAAAAATAAGATAGCTAAAGTTATAAGAGTTGTACCTGATAGTGCATGGAATGGTGGAAATGAAGGAACTACTAGTAATGGATACTCAGCTCAATATGTTGAACTTGCTAAGGAATTAGAGGGATTTGTTAGTTCATGGGATAATTCTAGTTCTTATGGTGCTATTGGCTATGGTACAGATGCTAGTGGAGATGTAGGGCAAAGATTAAAAGCACAAGGTGTAACTTCATGTACAGAATCACAAGCTACAGAATGGTTAAAGGAAGAACTAAATAATTGGGCAGATGAGGTCAAAAAGCGTTGTGATAATAAGGGGATTAAACTTAATCAGTACTGTTTTGATTGCATGGTAGATATAGCTTATCAATGGGGTAATCAAAAGTGGGGTATATTAGATTTATTAGCAAGTGGAGATATAGAAGGAGCTAAAGCTAAAATTAAAAGATTTGGATATCCTAGAAGAGATAATGCAAGATGCAATATGTTAGATGGAAAATATATAGTAAATGATTAGAGGTGTAAAAATGAGATGGGAAGAGAAATTTCTTAGAAGTGTAGAAAATACATCTGATAATTATATAGAAATTCCTGAAGTGAGTATAGGAAGAATTATTTCCACTAATCCCTTACAGATTATGAAAAAGGATTTACCACTTTTCCGAGAAAATTTATATATAAATGAAGAATTATTAGAACATACAAGAGAATTTAAAAGTTTAACTGGAACTATTGGAGATAGAGAAACTACTATTTCTAATGGTTCTATTTTATTTAAGAGCAGTTTAAAAGAGAATGATATAGTTGCCTTAAGAGAGGTAGCTAAAAATAAATACTTAGTTATGTTTAAGATAATTTAGAAAGAGGTGAAGTATGAGCGTTTTCCCTGGAGATTATAACATCAGAAAAAATAGAAACTTAAATACTGAAGATAATACAATTCCACTTTTAAAGGAATATGCTATCGACTTTGAAAAAGAAGAGATTCTTATAAATGAAAAAGGAATGTTTGAAATAGTTGAAGGGTTAGAAGCAGTAAAAGTAAGATGTTTTCTAGCATTAAAAATACAAAGAAATAGATATTTAATTTATCTTAATGTAGGCAATAACATTAAAAGTCTAATAGGCAAAGATTTAGATTATATAAATAGAAACATAAAGTCTATGTTAGAAGAAGCCTTGATTGATGAATATGTAAAGTCTATAGAAGATATAAAAACTTATCAAGAAGGTAATAAAGTTACTGTAGAATTTACAATTAACAGTATTTATGGTTCATATGATTGGAAAGAAAGCTGGTGATAAAGAATGTTTTTCAAAAGTGCAGAAGATTATTATAAAGAAATGACCAGTACCTTAAAGGATGTAGATACATCTAAGAAGAGCCTTGTTTATAACTCATTAATGCCTTGTTGTTATGAGCTTTCTTACCAAAGCATGATGTTAGATGAAGCGACTAAAATGGTATTTGCCAATAGTGCATTAGAGAATAAATATAGTGAGCATTTAGAAAGAAGATGCTTGGAACAGGGGGTTACAAGGAAACTATTTACAATAGCATTTGGAATTATAAAGGTTGTTGGAAAGAAAAAAGCTAAATTACCTAAAGGAGCATTAGTATCAACTAAATTAGGAAGGACTTATTTTACTAATGAAGATTTAATTTTAGATGATAGTGGAATTGGTTTTGTAGGAATAACAGCAAGTGAAAAGGGAAGTAAATATAATGTAGATGTAGGGGAAATATGTTGTTTACCAGTAAAATATGAAGGTATTCTTAGTGTATTAAATGAAGAAAAAATAATTAATGGATATGACCAAGAGAGTGATGAAGATTTATATAATAGATATTTACTAAAGGTACAAACTCCAGCTACCAGTGGAAACGACTATCACTATAAGCAATGGTGCTTAGAAACAGAAGGTTGTGGGAGTGCAAAGATATATGAAGAAACAAACGATAAGTTTGAAAAAGAATCAGGCTCAGTATTATGTGTTATTTCTAATAGTAATAAAAGAGCCGCTAGTAAAGAGTTAATTGATAAAGTTAAAGAACATATAGAAAAAGTTAGACCTATAGGAGCTACTGTTTTTGTGGTTTCTGTAGAAGAATTACTTTTAAATATATCTGTAAGTTTAATTTATAATTCTAAAGAAATTACATTAGATAAGATTAAGGAAAATATAAAGAACTCTATAGAAGAGTATTTAAAGAAAGTAGCTTTAAATATTAAATATATAAGTATTGCTAAGATAGGAGCTTTAATCCTAAGTAGTGATGGGGTTGAGGATTACAATAATTTAACTATTAATGGTAGTACAAATAATATAAATATAAAGGAAAATCAAATAGCTGTTTTGAGCGAGGTGGTATGTAATGAAACTTAAAGATTATGTATCACCTTTTCCAAGAAATTTATTATCTAAAGTCTATGAAGAACAGCAAAAGCAAGTAGATTCAACTAATGCAGATATACAGGATTTAATAAATCAATGTTTTATTGAAACTGCAACTTGGGGATTAGACACTTGGGAAAAGGAATTAGGAATACAGAATAATATAAATTATAGTTATGCCATTAGAAGAAGTAGGATTTTAGCAAAATTAAAAGGTCAAGGAACAACTACCATAGAAGCGATTAAGAATATATGCAAGAGCTTTGTGGAAGATGTAGAAGTTATAGAGCATAATCCACAGTATTATTTTCAAATTAATTTATTAAGCCACAGTGGATTTCCAAGTGGTTTTGATACTTTATATGATTCTATAAGAGAAGTAAAACCATCACACTTGGGTGTTAGTTATATTTTAAGAGCAATTACAGAAACAGATTTTAGAGTTGTTATGGTTGGCCTGCAAGGAGAAATAGTAAGGGTATTTCCATGGACTCCTAATAATTTAGCTTATAAAACAGATGTTAAAATTCCACTTATGCAACCTAAAAGTTTCGAAAACATTAGAACATATCCAACAAAGGAGGGATTATAAAGTGGCAGAAAAATTTTATAGTATATTAACTAATATAGGAAAAGCTAAAGTAGCTAATTCTATAGGGTTAGGCACTAAAATAAACTTTGCAAAAATGAAAGTAGGAGATGGAGGAGGAACATATTACGAGCCAACAGAAAGTCAAATAGATTTAAAGCATACAGTGTGGGAAGGAAATATAAATCATGTTACAGTTGATGAAAAAAATCCAAACTGGATTCATATAGAAGTTATGATTCCGAGTACAGTTGGAGGATTTACTATAAGAGAATATGGTGCTTTTGATGATGAAAATAATCTTATAGGAATTTGTAAATGTGCTGAAACTTACAAGCCAGTAATAGCAGACGGAAGTACAAAAGAGCTCTTACTAGATTTAATTTTATGTGTAGTAAATACAGATACAGTAGAACTTAAAATAGATCCAACAATTATTTTCGCTAAAAAAGGTGAAGTAGAGCAATTAAGAACAGATATAACAGCACAATTGAAAGATATTGCGAAGAAAACTGATAAGTTTACAGAGGATTCTAATGGTAAGCTTTTATATAACAATAATAAGGTTGGAGCTACAAAAGCAAAGGAACTAGAACTAGAAACTATACCTGGAA